TCTACACTTGTCATGATGACAAAGGCTATTATTAATCCTTTACCCATAGACATAAACTTTAAATTCATGTTCTTGATCTCTCTAACATCCTTGTATAAATCTTCAATCTGTTTTTCATGGCGATCTAATTGCGCCTGTTGTTGTTTAGCTGTCATTAGTATTTTCTCTTAGGTCTAGGTGGTAATTTCTTTTTTTTGTAAGGCATAATATCTCCTATGTTATCAGTTACTTAATGGGTTGTCTAATGACTGTTGTATGCGCTTCATTAGTTTTTCTTCTGTTGTGTCTAACTGTATGTCAAATTTATCGAGCTTATTGTCCATAGTAGTAATCCGTACATCAACAGATTGTAGTTTACTATCAATTCTATTTTCTAGGTTGTAACTTGAGGTTCTAAGCCTAGCTAAGTCCTCCTTTAATTCTACCTTTATATCAGAAGCAACCTCCTCAACTCTGAGTACGTCTGCTGATGTCTTAGCCATTTGTGAAGCAACAGCATCAAGATCAAGCGTAGCAAGACTCTCTAGTCGCTGATACATTGTAAAACCCGCATAAAGCGATCCTACAATGGTACTGAGTAAAGCAAACGCACCAACAAGTTGAGTATAGGTAAACCTAAGACTACCAATCTTTAGTCGTTTATCGACCAATCCTTCAATCTCTGCTACCTTGTCACCTAAATCAGTTGTCAAATCCATCTCCTTGTTGCATAGATTTTAACATCTCTATCTCTTGGCGCAACTTTTCAACCTCTAAACGTCTAGCTTGTAATTCTAACTGGTAAAGGGTATTGCAATTAATTCTTTCTCTCGGTGCATCTAGCGGAATTACAATTCTTGCGTACACACCTAATTGTTTTGTTTCAGGATTTAATGGATCAGGTTTACCAATAATAGGAGCAACTGCGTTATTGATTATTCCTGTCATGCCAACATCAAACAATAGACTACCACCAATAGAGTTAGAGCAATCTAAATCACCTGATTTGAAACTATCTGTACCAAAACTAGCACCACTACTAGGCAATTGTACGTTTAGAGATGTACTACTATTTGCTACAGCTTGTGTGCTTAACATAAATAACAACAACCATTTTATTTGAATTTTGAACATACTCTTGTAACTAACAATGTTTGACTCTCATTGTTACTCCTTAATTTAGACAAACTACAAACGTATCTAGCTTCTTCTATGTTACTTTCCCTAATGTATATATCAAACTTTACTTCCTTTAAATATTCAAGAGGAATAACTTTATAGGCTGTGACAAAAGGAATTGGTGTTTCTAAGTCCTCCTGAAACACTCCTATCTCATAATACTTTATCTCAGGTCTTTTATTCCATACCCTAATATTTGTTTTTTTTATTCCATCTATGCCACTTGGTTTCCAAGTAGGATATGTAGGAGTCTGTTCGTGGCTCTGTACTGCACAATTTAGCAGTAACAAACATAATGCTATTGAGCAACGCATTCAGCTAACACTACAGCTTTGTAAGCACCACCGGGAAATGCTCTGTTACCACCATATACAGCTACAGAAGTTGCTTCTATCCAAACACTACCCGCTACGCTTAATGGGTAAGATCGCATTGCACCAGTAGTCGTACTAGCCGCCTGATACCCTGACATGCCACTTTCACCAGTAGCCTTAACAGCAACCGTTCCAGTCCACGTCACATTGTCAGACAATGATGGACTTGAGCTAAAACTTGTAGGATAAGTTACTTGCCCAAAATAAGCGTTGGCTAAACTGGAATCTATCCTCACTATTACGGTTCTTCCACCACTAGCTGGTAAAGTCGTTAAAGTATGCGCTGATGGGTTACCATATTTTCCTGTTTGAGTCGTTGCAATTGTGCATCTCGATTCAACTGTGCCATCAATATCTGCTGCTATAATTGGTGTTGCTGTTGCACTAAGGATCAAGCTAAGTGCGATTAATAGTTTTTTCATTTGTATTGCTCCTCTATCATTTCGTTCATTCTCGCATCTTGCGATAAGCTCCTTAATGCTCTCCTATTATCCACTATAGTACCACCTTGTAAAGTTACAGCATCAGGGTAGTAGTTATCAGGTATTGTAGACACATAATAGTTTGTTAAATTAGTTACATTGTTTAGCTGTTGAAGTATGACTGACTGTGCTATTTCATTTGCCATTGCTATAGCGTTCTCTACATCAGCCAACATAAACTCTAATGATTCTTCATCTTCTTCTTCATCTTCTTCTTTTTCAGCTTGATCTTCTTTGCTTAACTTACGATCTGTTTCTTTTTGTGCTATCGCTACTGACTCATCTTGCAATGCATCGTAATCAGGAATCTCAGGCAATTTTGGTGGAGGTGGCTTTTTATAATTAGGGCAGTTAGGATCGCTCTGCGGGTCAAAACAAGGATCAAACCTATAAATATATCTAACATTAGCACCTTCTATGCTACCTGTTCCTTCTTGCTTTAGCCTACCATCGCCAAATACTGCAATAGGAGTATAAGGCAACGCTATAGTCCTTCTTATCTCTGTTCCTCCTTCACGTTGCGACCAATCTTGTACATCTTGAAACACATAACCACCACCTACTTTGTCATTCTCAAGAGTAACAACGTAATCATCGTTTTTGTTTTTTATAGGAGTATATTTATAGGTAACTCCTGACACGTCCATACCACCAATACCGTTAGCACCTAGATAGTTTGGAGTCATTGTCCATTCTAAGCCACTAATAGCTACGTTAGGTGTGTATCCAAATGTGTAAGCGTGTACGCTAGAAGAACAAGAAAGCAGTAGCAAGACCACCCATGATCTTAATAAAATCATCTCTTTTCTCCTCAGTTGTTTTTTGCAAGTCTATGCTAGGAACAGGAATTTCATCGCTATGAACCTCCCATGCTGCAGTAGCTTCAGCCCCGATTTTGCCCAGGTAGGGGCAGGGAGTGCCCGCCATAGCCATTGCCCGGTGGATTTCGCCACTTGGATCAGCACATAATAATGAAACTGCTGCGACCTTCATACCGAAGTCGTATAACGTTTTTGCGTTCTTTAGTCTAAGGCAATTAGACTCAGTATACGTAGCACCTAAACTTAGAGAAAATATTTGTGTACCCATTGCACCACTTGATGAGATCGTACAAAGGTCTGAGTTGTTGCCACCTACGTTTGGAGATATGGCACTCGGTGGCGGCGATTTAACTGTCGTGGTGTTTGTACCGTTTGTAGTCACCGTAGACGTTGTATTCTGCGTTATTGAGCTTTCGTCTACTGCCATTACAGGAAACACAAAAACGATCCAAAAACAGGCTACTATTCCAAATGCTATTATATTATTTCTAAGCCTTTTAGACACTATAAAACAAGTTCTGTTAATTCTACATTATTGCCAAATGTGCCTTTTGCAAATGTGTTAAAAGCTAAACTAACTCTTGTATTATTTCCTTGTTTTAAAGGAACATCGTGTTCTAAAGAAGATGGAAATAATAATAATCTTCCTTTGTGCGTAGGCAACCAATAATTAAAACAGTTGTAATCAGTTGTAGAATAGCTATCAAAACTAAGGTTTTTACTCATTACGTTGTCTTGGTGAAATTGAATTGAATCAAAATCTTGATCTACATCTATATAAAATACTCCTGATATTATAGAATTACGGTGTACGTGTTTATGATGAAATTCATTAGGTAATGTTTTATTTGTCCACGATTGTGTAATATAAAGTTCTATATCATTTTTAAAATCAAAAGTAAATCTACAATATTCTGCAATTGATTGTTTAAAAAATTTATTTAATCTAGTTAGAGCTTGTTTATGCAAAACATTATTATTTACACTAGTTGTATTACCGTTGTTATTTCTATATTTTAAAGAATTAAAAAAGTTTATTTCTGTTTTAGAAAGTTCTCTACCTAGATCAAAAATTCCTATTGGTGTAGGAAATATATTTATTATTTGAGATTCTACCATTTTTTAATTGGACAATGAAAACCTTGTATTTTTGATTTAACTTTCAAAGGACAACCACAATTTGTACACACCATAACATCTAAGTATTCTCCTTTATACTCACAATCATTACAAATACTTAATCTTTTATCTTGCTCTACTTTACTTAAAAATATTCGATTATCAATAATTTGCATTTATACAAAAGCATCATCTGTCCAAACTAATGTGATTTCACCAGTTTTTTCAACTGTAGCTGTTGGGTAGCTTGGTCTATCAGGTGCGCCATCAGCAGTTACTAAATCTTCTGTGCCATCCTCATTTTTAACAAGCGTAATATAATCATTAACAAACGCAGTATCTGCTGTTACCCAATCGTCATAGTCAGATTTTAAAACTGTTGCAGAAACAACTTTTATAACCGATGTTCCTTTTTCAGCTTGTACTACATTTATAGTGACAGCACTATAGTCTACAATTCCATCACCATCTGCATCTCTATCTACTGATTTATAATGAAGTTTTGTATCTGCACTTGCGCCACCACCGTGCGTAACAGCAACGCCACTTATAATTTCAATATAATGTAGCACCTCTTTTGCATCACCTGTGTAAGTATGTTGTATCTCTAAAGTATCTTCAGATGAATAATTACCACCTACAATTCTTCTCGCTTTTAAACTCATTTACATTCTCCTAAGATATTTGTCCTGTATTACCTGCTAAAACACTTCCTGTTGCACCTGCTGATCCTGTTGCACCTGTTGCACCTGTAGAACCTGTAGAGCCTGCTGAACCATTAGCTTGACCACTCGAACCAGCTGCACCTCCACCACCACCTGGTCTTGTTCCCCACGGGCCGCCTGATGCTGTACTACCTGCTGAACCTGCACTACCTATACCACCACCTGATCCACCCGGTAAACCATTACCTGCACCACAACCTCCACCACAGAAGCAAGGGTTAGAGTTAGTCCATGATCCACCACCACCTCCACCTGAAGTTGCACTAGCATTACCACCATTCGGGCCGCCACCTGAACCATTAGCAGCACCACCACCGCCACCTCCACCGAAGCAACCATCACCTGGAGCCGCACCTGAACCTCCACCACCACCATTTCCAAGAACGGTGTGTGTTCCTGCTGATCCACCTGCACCACCTGATCCGCCTGCACCACCTGATCCGCCTGCACCACCTGAACCACCAGTTCGTGTTCCTGCTACTGCAAATACTACAGCTAAATTATTGTCACCTGTTTGTGAGTGTGTAAATGCCACACCACCTGCACCACCAGTACCACCAGTACCGCCAGTACCACCAGTTCCACCATTTGCACCATTATTTGCAGAACCAGCTGAAGCAGAACCATTTCCACCTGATCCACCCGCGTTTACAAAACCTCCATTGCCACCCGGAGAAGAACCACCATTACCACCACCTGATGAAGGATTTGCTTGAGTGTTTGAACCTGATCCTCCTGTTGATCCATTTGATCCTGTTGATCCTGTTGAACCAGCTGCTCCATTTGCTCCTACTATAGAACCATTATTTGTAATTGTAATAGTAGTACCACTTCCCCATCCTGTATCTGTGTACATAGCAGGATTACTGGTTGAGCTAGAGTTAACAGTTACCCCTGAATTTACAGTTAGTATTACTGGAGTATTTTTATCACCACCTGCTGCAATTGCCTGTGCGCCAATATTGTAATTACTTGTATTGCTTGTAATATTTAATACTGTAGCCGCGACAGAGCCATAAAAAGAATTCATATTAATTTGACCTGAAGTTGCTACGTTAGGATTTGCTCCTGATGGCACTAAACCACCACCACCATAATACTCACTCATAGCGTGTGGTGCTGAACCACCAAACTCAGCTACTATGTCACCTGCTAATGCTAAATTAGCTCCTGATGATTTGACTGCCATTATTTTTTCTCCAGTTTTTCTACTTTCGCAGTAAGCTCCTTAATAGACTCAATTAACAAAGCGTGTAGATTGTCGTAGTTTAAAGTCTTGTACTTTTCTTCATTACCTGTGTGCAATGGCAATGAGCGTTCTGTTACTGCACAAGGCATAACCTTTTCTACATCCTGTGCTAATAGACCAGCAGACTCCATGCCATCTTTAAGATATTTATAAGTAACACCTGTAAGTTGAGCTACTTTGTCTAAAGCGTGGTCAATAGGATTGATGTCATACTTTAGCGTTGCATCTGAGATTGTAGATGAGAATGCAATTACGTCACCATCAACGTGCAAGTCACCATCAGCTTCAAGTCGCATTTCTTCACCACCATTAACAAGAAATTGCATTTTTGTGTTGCTATCAAAACCAATTTTATCACCTGCATCTACACCAACTGCTGAGATACCGTGACCACTTAAATCACCTAGTGAATTAGATAGTTTATCTGCTGTGACTTGGTCATTTGCAATGTGTGCTGTGTCAATAGAGCCATCGACATAATGCTCTGAGTTAATTGCATCATCTGCAATCTCTGCTCCTGTAACTGCATCTGCGCCTATTTTAGCGTTTGTAATTGCATCATCTGTAATTCTTGCTGTAACAACCCAGTTATTAGCTGTAATAGCATTTAGCTGTGTTTGTAATGCACTTGTCACACCATCAACATAATTAAGTTCTGTTGCATCAGTTGTAATCGCTGTGCCACCTATTTTCCATTGACCTGCTGTTAGATTAGGTTTAACTGCTGTAGTGCCATCAAGTAGATCATCAATTGAATCTAGGTTAGTATTAAGTTTTGTTCCCCAAGTATCTGCTGAAGCTCCCACCTCAGGCTTAACAAGGGTAAAGGTTGTAGTAGTTGTATCAGCCATACTTGTTCTCCATCATTAAAAAGTTCCTTGCCATACTCGAAATTTGTCAAACTCTCCACTTAATATGTTCTTTCTGACAACTTCTTTACGAGCTTCAATATC